GAAGTTCAAGGTCGAACCGGGCTGGCTGAATAAGAAGCAAATGGCGAAGCAGCTGAAGATCAGCGTCCAGGCTTTTGACAAGTGGGAGGTACAACCGGTTGCCCGCCGGCACAAGTACGGCGAGGCATTCTACTCCGTTGGCGACGTTATGGAGTTTGTCGACAAGCGGGCCCGGGAGCAGGAGCGCCGCAAGCTGGAAAAGTTGCTACCCACTGACGCAGACGGTCTGGATGTCGGCCAGATATTCATCGAGAAGGAAAAGGCCGAACTGACCTGGACCAGGGAGAGGGCGGAAGGCCAGCGGCTGAAGAACGCGCAAATGAGGCGGGAGCTTGCGCCGGTCGAAATGGTGGTCTGGGCTCTCGGTAGCGTTGCCGGCCAAGTTACTGCAATCCTCGGGACATTGCCGGCGAAGTTGAAGCGCTCCCAGCCGAAGCTTTCGGCTGATGAGATCAACATCGTCAAGTCGGAAATCGTAAAGGCTCAGAACGCGTGCGCCAAGGAAGTCGAGATCGCTTGGGATGACTTCGTTGCTGAATCCGATTGACTGCCAGGAGCCACTGACAAAGGCAATCCGAAGGGGTCTGCAGGCGTTCGAAGTTCCGGTTCCACAAACGCTTGTTGAGTGGGCTGACCAGAACTTCTACCTGTCGCCGGAATCCTCCGACACTGAGGGCAAATGGAAAACGCTGGCATTCCAGCGCGGCATCATGAACGCAATGTCGAACGATGACATCCGTGAAATCTGGTGCCAGAAGGGAATGCGGGTAGGGTACACCAAGATGCTGATGGCCTACAGCCAGTGGGCCGCTGAGCACAAAAAGCGGACCGGCTGCATTTGGCAGCCTAACGATGGAGATCGGGACCACTTCGTAAAGACTGAGATCGATACGGCAATACGCGACAACCCGGCGATCCGGTCAATATTCCCGGCATTCGAGAAGAAGTCCAAGCACAACACGCTTGAACTGAAACAGTTCATCGGCGCTGCACTGCACCTCAAAGGCGGAAAGTCGGGAAAGAACTATCGGCGCATGACGCTGCAGTGGGGTGCTGCCGACGAATTCGATGCCTTTGACGATGTGATCGACGATGACGGAAAGCCTGGCGATCTTATCCGCGGCCGCGTCATGTTGTCGGCATTCAGCAAAGTGATTTTCGGGAGTACTCCACTGGTCAGGGGAAAGTCAAAGATCGAATCCGGAGAGCAGGCCTGTGATATCCGGCTTCGATACCACATTGATTGCCCTAATTGCGGAACAGCGCAGGAGGTCAGGTGGGGTGGTAAGGACAAGACATTTGGAATCAAGTACCCGAGCGAAGGCACTACTGAACAAAGGTCGTCGGGCGCTGCGATGCAGTGCGAAGATTGCCAGGAAGAGATAACGGACAAGCAGTTCCGGCAGCAGACCTGGGACACCGGGATATGGATGACCGAGGACAAGTCGGTCTACCTCGGAAATGACGATGGTGTCTGCTACTTGGCTGATGGGACTCGGATAGACCCGCATCCTGAGAGCGTCGGGTTCAAGGCTTGGCAGGGTGTCAGTGAACTGATCCCATTCAGCAAGCTGGTTTCACAGTGGCTGGCGGTGCAGAACTCGGAGGACAAGGATGTTCGATCGTTCGTCAACCTGGTGTTAGCTGAGACCTACGAGGTAGAAGGAACCGAGAAGGCCGACCATGAGTTGATGCACCGGAACAGGCCAGAGCACTACGACTGGGAGATTCCAGACCAGGTCAATTGTCTGACCCTCGGGATTGATCAGCAGGATGACCGTTTCGAGCTTGGTTGGGTTGGCTGGGGTGCTGGAGAAGAATCGTGGAATATTAAATACCAGATTCTTCAGGGTGATCTGGCGCAGCCAATCGTATGGGATCGCCTTGAACGGACCATCCGAGAAACTCAGTTCAGAAAGCGATCCGGAGAAATCGTCCGTCCGACCCTGACCGTACCCGATCACGGCGGTCACTACTCTAGGCAGATGGAGGCGCTATGCAGAAAGATTGGCGCAATGTACATGATGCCGGCGAAAGGGCTCAGTGTCTACGGTCGGCCGATAGTCGATATTCCGCGAAAGCCGAACAAGAACAAGGTCTATCTGCTGAATGTCGGGACCGACACAGTTAAAAACCTCGTGCATCAGCGGTTGCAGATCAAGCCGCCATCAGGATGGAAGCGATGCCAATCGTTGCCTGGTTACATCCACTGGCCGGTTTCAGAAGATTTCGACGAGGAATACTTCAAGCAGTTCTGCGCTGAACGCCGCGTTCCCAAGTGGACGGCCGGTGGCGTCAAGCGCTACGTCTGGGATGCGGAGAAACGCCGGAATGAGCCTTGGGATGTTTTTTTGCTGAACATGGTGGCGGTGCAGGTCTTGCAGCAGCGATTCGGAATCTCTCTCGATGAGCCTGTCAAGCACATGCAGTTGCCGAGCTATAACACCCAAAATAAATCACTTTCGGACCTCGCACGGGAGCTCAACGATGGTTGACCAGGCAGCTCTGCAATCCGAGCTGGACGAGCTGTACATCGTCCGCCGCAAGCTGCTCACGGGCGAGCATGTCGAGCAGTACCAGTTGGGCCGTGGCGACGCAAGCCGGCGTGTACAGCGCACGCCGCCGGACATCAATCGTGTCGAGGCGCGCATCCGCACGCTGGAAGCTCAGCTCGGCATCAACACCAGCCGTCGCCGCGGCGTCATCGGAGTCAGTTACTGATGCGCCCGCAGCCTGACACCGGCCCGCGCATCCTCGATCAGCACGGCAACGTGCTAAGCGCGCGAAGCTATCAAGGCGGCGATCGCACCGACCAGGCACTGTCGCGCTGGCTGCCGATGCTGCAGTCGCCGGATGATGAGGTTGTCGATGGCTGGGAAACCAGCGTCGGGCGCCTACGTGATCTAATCCGCGAAAACGGCATCACCAGCGGGCTCGTGCAGACCCAGCTTGACAGCGTGATTGGTCCGGACCTGATGCTGGTGCCGAAGCCCGATTACCGCGCGCTTGGCCTGAGCGCCGAATGGGCGCAGGAATTTGCCGCCGCGGTACGCTGCAGGTGGCGCGCCTACGCCTACGACCCGCAAAACCGGATCCACGCCAGCGAAGTACTGGACTTCCCGGGCCTGATTCGACAGGGCTATCGCTCGCGCATGATGACCGGCGAAATCACGGCCACAGCAGAATGGATCGAGCGGGACGGATGGCCCTATCGCACGGCCATTCAGCCCTTCGACCCCGAGCGGATGAGCACCCCGTCCGACAAGATCGAGGACCCGGGCCTGCGCCACGGCGTGGTGAAGAACCGCTTCGGCGCTCCGGTGGGCGCATTCATCCGAAACGCCCACCCGAACGACAGCATGCACCTGCGCGGGCAGCTCCGCTGGCGCTACGTGCCCAGCCGCACGCCGTTCGGGCGGCTGCAGCTCATCCACCTGTATGACCAGGAGCGCCCCGGCCAATCGCGCGGCCGCACCGGTCTGCTCTCGGCGATCAAGCAGATCAAGATGCTCGAGCGCTGGCAGTCGACCGCAATGCAGGCAGCCATCATCAACAGCATGTACGCCGCCGTCATCGAGTCCAGCGTTGAACACCCGGAGATCATGGCCGCGCTCGGTCAGCAGGAGAGCCCGCAAGCGACCTACCTGCGCGACGCCCTTGAATACCACCAGGGCACCGACCGAATCCAGTTCGACGGTGCCAAGATCGCGCACCTGTTCCCGGGAGAAAAGCTGGATCTGCAATCAGCCAAGCAGCCAGTTGCCGCCTTCGAGCAGTTCGAGCGCGCCGCGCTCCGCCATATCGCAGCGGCCACCAACAGCAGCTACGAGCAACTGAGCAAGGACTACACCAACACGACGTTCAGCAGTGCGCGCGCCTCGATGCTAGAGGCCTGGAAGTTCGTGCTCAGCGAGCGCCACCACGTCGCAAATCGGTACGCCTCGATCATCTATACGCTCTGGCTTGAGGATTCAATAAGTTCCGGCGACATCCCCGTGCCCGGTGGCCTGGGAGCATTCCTGGCTCCCGGAGGCAAGCGCGCATTTTCGCAGGCCAAGTGGATCGGCCCCGGCCGCGAAGAGATCGACCCGGTAAAACGGTCCAACTCAACCCGCATCGACATCAGCCTTGGGCTCACCAGCCATGAGGAAGAAGCCGCAGCCCGCGGTCGTCAACTCGACGAAATAATCGACGAACAGACCGCCCTGTATCGCAAATACCAGGCCAAGGGCGTGCCCGAAGAAACCGCGCGACGGCTGGTATGGGGCGCCGCCAACGTCGCCTTCGAGGATTCCGACATGGCCGCCGATGAAGCAACCGAACAAGGGAGCCAGAATGGCTGATCAACCGAAACTCGACGTCACCGTCCGGCAGTTCGACCTGCCGCACCTTGCCGCGCGCTTTTTCGATACGCCGCTGCTGATCCAGCCCGACAAGGTACAGGCGCTGGCCTGGGCACTGCGTGGCAAGCTCGGCCTAAGCGTTGAACAGCCGGCCGGCGCGGTGATGGAAGCATCTGGCCCCGGCCTCATGGGGGAACGCATGGACCCGCGCGGCGGCTACCATGTCGATCGCGGCGTCGCCGTCCTGCCCATTCGCGGCACGCTGGTCAACCGAGGGGCGTGGATCGGCAGTTCGTCCGGCCTCACCAGCTACGAGGGCATCGCGCATCAGCTCGACCTGATCGCCGCCGACGAACGCGTTCGCGCGGTCATGCTCGACGTGCACAGCTACGGCGGAGAGGCCACCGGCGTGGACGACCTCGGCCGCATGATCAGAGCGCTCGAAAAGCCGGCCTACGCCATGATCGACGGCGCCGGATCCAGCGCGGCCTACTGGATTGCAGCCGCAACCCGCCGGGTCTACATCGCCAACTCCAGCCACGGCGGCAGCATCGGCGTAGTCATCACGCACGCCTCATATCAGCAGGCGCTGGAAGACGCGGGCGTCGTCGTCACGCACGTCCACGCCGGCGCCGAAAAGGTGCTCGGCAGTCCGTACCGCGACCTAACCGAAGGAGACCTCGAAAAGCTCCAGGCCAAGGTCGACCGCACCTATCGCGCCTTC